TTTTATATCTGGAGATGGAGGAAAGATGATGAGAGCAATCATCATTGAGTGGAGCAAATTCCATCCAGAAGCTATGTTTGTGTTCCCCATCTCCTCAATGGGCATGCCTACTGATAGAAAAATCAGCAGTTTGGACAAGAGGACTTGCAAAGAAGCGTATGATCGCATGGTTACGGAGTATTGGTTTGCCGTACACACAGCCATGTCCACTAGATCGTTGCTTGGTATTGATGTGGAAAAGCATTCCCAAGTCGTGAGCGAGCTTTGTAGCCGTCTTTACTCCCACAGGGGCAGGAAGGTAGCCGTTGAGAAGAAAACCGACATGAAACAAAGGCTAAAGAAGTCTCCCGATTTGGCTGATTCTTTAACCTATGCGGTTCAGATGCTTCGCAGGACAGGATTAGAGTTTGCTTTTGAAGAAGAGAAAGAATCTTTGGACATCCTAGAGATTTCGGATTGGGAAAATCGACTGATTAAGAAAAAAGGCACAAGCGAAGATCCCCACAGCGAAGAAGACATGAGCTATGCAGGAACCTCTTGTGACGAAGATGGATTTTGAACAATAACGCACCAAATGTGATTATTTAATCGTCAGAAAAGACGACACCACCCCCTTGATGATGCGTTAACTCGTCACTTATGGCGTATTTGTTTGGATTAATGTAACCAAATTCACCCATAGGGGTATTTCAAGCTCTTGATATAAACAATTCCCTCGAATTCGAGGGAATTAGAAAAAGGTCGGAGGAGTCTCAGGTCGCTAGTAATCCCGATAAGGCCAGCACAAAGCTACCCACCAGTTTCCCCCCTCAGTGACTCCCCCGAAAACGGAACGGTAGGCTGTGCCCCCATTTAGCTCGTCCGTCAAGCGATTCGGCCATTCCTAACCGAAAAAGAAGAACTCAGGGGCTGATTTCAAGTCAGCATGAATTGTTCCGTTACAAAACCTATACATTTGTTGATAAATGTCAAGGGTCAGTAAAAGGTTGTTGACACTTCAATTGGTCAAGTGCATATTCACCTCATTCTGAATGGTGACGCATTCGAGAGCAGACCAATTTTCTGACCCCAGAAAGCCCCGCCTTGAGTACGTCACTACTCGGCGGGGTTTCCCTTTATGGGCATGCTCGCAGGAATTGAGGATGAGTGTGAATGCGTACCACATGATCCAATAACAAGGCTCTGGAGAACCAAAACTCCTTACCCTTGCGCAAGGTAAAAATGTACAGCATCCAGAAAAATCGGGGTGTTGTGATTTTTATCTAGCAAATCTTTTCTGGGGGGTAGGGGGGTTTGTTAGAGTTTTTAGCCATGTTGTTATCGGATTCATTTAAGCCAAGGGTGAATATCCGAATGGCACTTGTTGCAAAGGCTAACCAAGTTTTTCTTCTGGTTTAACCCTCCATTTTGCAACTGTATAATGTGATGTCTGCAATTTGCCTTCCCTAAACAAACAAAGCACTTTGTATTTATCATTCTGTTTGAACGATGCAGTTTTGCTTTTGCATCATTAAAATCAATGCGTTTTTTAAAAATGTTTTTAGGATTGCCAATAATTATTTGGCTGTAATTTACAAGCAATCTCAACCTTTGATCTTGAGTTTTTACACCATCATTAAAATTGGACTTTAAAACTTCTCTCTTGAGTTTATTTCCTCCCATTTGAGATCCATCATTTATGAAGTTTCTCCAAAAACTCAGCAAAAGGGTTTTGTGTATTACCTGTGCATGAGATCCGTTTACTGCATCAAATATATTCTGTTTTTTAACCACGTTGAATTATTGATAAATAAACAAAACTTGTAAAGTGTGTGATTGGTTGACTTGTTAAAAAAACGTATCCATACTTGCAACACTCTTGACACCATGATTCACAAACTCTTCAAGATTCTTAAGGGAGCAATTTCAATGGTTAACGGATATTGCCCAGAATGTGGTAGAGAATTAAATGCTTGCCACGCTCATCCTTGCCACATATGCAATGTCGCAAGTTGTATCCGACCCATAAGACTATGGCAACGATTCCTAAACAGCTTATGACAAAAACAGCAACCACAACATCAGCTAAAACAAATGCAAATCTACGCCCTGCTAGAGTTGGTTATGGATCTATTCAAAAAACCAAAACCAAAACAAGAAAGTCCTCAAGAAAACTTTAACATGAACGCAGAACAAGATGCTTTCAATATTTGGTCAAAGGCTGGATCGGCAGGTATGGAAAAATACCGCAAGGGAAACGCTGAACACAAAACTGAGTTTTGGACAGCAGGAGCAGGATGGTATGCGGCAAACCTTAAAGATGAACAGCTTGACTTGATAAGCTATCTTCATCACTTGACCGAGCGAATCAAAACTTGCCAGATGCTCGCTAAAATGATGGCTGATGATGAGGTTTCATTGAGAGATGCGGCAACTCTTCTGAGTAATTTGGTTTCGGACAATGCGCCAAATGCATCTGTTCACCAATCAAATGACTAAAACAAAACCAATAGTGGGAGCGATTGTCGTCTCCGACCTTCATTGTGGATCATCTGTTGGCTTGTGGCCTGATGGATTTGAAACCAAAACAGGAAACAAGATAGGTCTAGGGAAGAATCTTCACCAACAATGGCTATGGCAATGCTGGCAAGATGCAGTTGAGAAGGGGGCCAAACATTTTGGAAAGGATGCCTTTGCTTTATTGCTCAATGGCGATCTTATAGAGGGCATACATCACGGCACAAAAGAAGTTGTAGCCCAAGACTGCCTAGATCACTCAAATGCGGCTATAGAAGCCCTTAAGCCTCTTACGAAGCTTTCAGCGGCAACCTATCTTACGGCTGGAACAGAATGCCATGTCAAAAATTGGGAAGAATATATTGCCACAAAAATTGATGGCAAATGGTGTGGTGATAAAGCCCTGATAGAAATTGGCGGCACTCTTATAGATATGGCACATCATATGCCTACCAGTTCAAGGGCGTACCTTGAGGCTGGAGCAATGAGTATAACCATGGGGAACGCTAGACAGAATTACTCCAGAGTTGGTCATAGAGTCCCAAAGATATATTTAAGAGGCCATAGGCACTCTGGAGGAATCTTTAACGATGGATCAGGTATATTCATGGTAACTCCAGCGTGGCAGTTGCTTACACGATATGCCCACAAAGTAGTTGGAGATGCAATTTGTCGTCCCGGAATTGGAATACTTGATTGGAGGGGATGTTCAAACGGAGAATTGCCAGCAACCAAACTTATACAATATGAGCCAAAAGAATCTCGCCCTATTAAATCCTAGTGAAGCTGATCTTAAAGCCTCTATAGTCTCTTGGATAAATGAAGTAGATAAATTCCAATGCGTTGAAACTGATGATGTTCCCAAAGGTTGGGCTACTGTTCTTGAATTATCAGATTTAAAAAATGTTCCAAAGACAACAATGGATTCTAGGCTTAAGAAGTATCTAAGGGCTGGTTTAATTCAGAGAAAGAAATTCCGTGTAAAAACAGGCTGTGGAGTTATTGCAACTTGGCATTATTACAAAGCATGAATCCAAAAGAGTTCTATTTAGATATAGAAGTTTGGAGATCGGGTTGCTGGATAGTCTGTCCTGTAAACAGAAAACAGGCAGAAGATTGGCTTAACAACAAATTCAAATCTGACCAACCACACGAAGTTCCAAATCTTGATACAGCACAAGCAGTAACTCTAAATTCTAGCCCATTTTTTATATTCCTGACTGAATGGAAATTTAACCCTGAGAATGTATCAGTCCTAACTCATGAATGCGTTCACGTTGCCAACCATATACTTGAAAGGTGTGGCGTTAAAGAAAAGGAATCCTGTGACGAGGCGTTGGCATACCTCGTCGGATACCTTGTAGAGAGCTTTCTAAAAGCTCTTACAAAAAAACCTTAAGCAAACTGGAGAAGGTTACTATGCTGGTGAGCAAACAATTGGAGTATAGCCCTGCCTGTATCTGTGGCTATGTGTCCTGTTCCGTTGCATTTCCAACACGGCGTACCAAATCCCTCGTCATACCAATCACGACCTGTGCCTCCGCACTCGTCGCATGGTTTCTCAAGGTCATTGAATTTAGCGTTTGTATTTTTCATACGAAACCCTTGTAGCAATTTTTTATTTCGTGTCAACCCTTTTTCTAAAATAAATGATTACACAAACGGAATTATTGATTGAAGCAAAGAGCTTGGCTGATCAAGGTAAAGAGTATGGAATCATTGTTGGCAAGTTAGACCCAGAAGAGAAGATGAGATTAAAAGCATACGTTTTGAACATGGAAGAAAATCTAGCCAGAAAAACCATTTATGGTACGGTTGCATGGAATAACAGAACAAACGTCCCTAAAGGGCGAGGTAGGCCCAAGAAATAGCTTTGTACCCTTTAGTGTAATGGTAACACATCTCCCTTTGGAGGAGAGATTCATGGTTCAAGCCCATGAGGGGTAGCCAACTCATCAGTTCAACATCCGAGGAATCCTCGGTAATTGGTGAGCCGTTATTGCCAATCCTTTTACCGGGG